CGTTCGTGATGTTTGCGTTTCCTTGGGGGCAACAAGGCACACCGCTAGAACATTTCACTGGCCCACGCAAATGGCAGCGCCAGGTATTGAATGACCTTGGCGAGCATATCAAAGCAAACAATGGCAAGATGGACTATGACGTTATGCGCCTAGCCATCGCCTCTGGGCGTGGTATTGGTAAGTCAGCCCTTGTCAGTTGGCTAGTCTTATGGATGATGACTACTCGCATTGGGTCTACGGTCATTGTGTCTGCTAACTCAGAAAGTCAGTTGCGCTCCGTAACATGGGCCGAGATTACTAAGTGGTCGTCAATGGCGATTAACACCTATTGGTGGGAAATCAGCGCCACAAGAGTCATGCCCGCCAAATGGCTGACCGAGTTGGTCGAGCGTGACCTCAAGAAAGGCACACGTTATTGGAACTTAGAAGGACGGCTTTGGTCGGCTGAGAATCCTGACTCATTCGCTGGTGTGCATAACTATGATGGCGTGATGGTCGTGTTTGACGAGGCCAGCGGTATTGACGACTCCATCTGGGCGGTGACAAGCGGGTTTTTTACAGAGAACACACCCAATCGCTTTTGGTGTTGCTTCTCTAACCCGCGTCGCAATACGGGTTACTTCTATGAAGCCATCGAGGGTAGCAAGCGTGACTTTTGGCAATCTAGGCAGGTGGACGCTAGGGATGTAGAAGGTACCGACAAGAACGTGTACAACCAGATCATTGAAGAATACGGCCCTGACTCTTACCAGGCGCACGTTGAAGTGTACGGTTCGTTCCCTTCAGAAGGTGACGATCAGTTCATCTCATCCACCTTGGTAGATGACGCCATGAAACGGGACAAATGGCAGGATGACTCCGCGCCCATCGTAATGGGTGTTGATCCAGCCCGCTTTGGCTCGGACTCGACCGTCATTGCGGTGCGCCAGGGCAGAGATATTGTAGAGATCCGTAAGTTCAAGGGTGACGATACGATGGTAGTGGTCGGCCATGTGATTGAAGCAATCGAGCAGTACAGCCCAGCAGTCGTGGCGATTGACGAAGGCGGCCTCGGCGCGGGTGTGGTTGACCGGCTCAAGGAACAACGCTACAAGATACGGGGTGTGAACTTTGCAAACAAGTCTAGGAACCCCATGATGTACGGCAACATGAGGGCGCAGATATGGGGACAGATGAAGGATTGGCTTAAGAACGCAAGCATCCCTAAAGAGAAAACGCTCAAGACTGACCTCATTTCACCGTTGATGAAGCCTGACTCTAAAGGTGCTATCTACTTGGAGTCTAAGAAAGACATGAAAGCGCGTGGGTTAGCCAGCCCAGACAGTGCAGACGCCATAGCGCTAACTTTTGCTTTCCCTGTTGCAAACCGTGAAAGTCGTACTACAATCCGTAAACAAACGTATCAGTCGCAAAGCGCAGCCCTTAACTCATGGATGGGGAGCTAATATGTGGAAAACTGTTTTAGAACTTTTTAACTTCGGCCGTAAAAAGCCTAAACTCAAGGAGCAACCATGCCTCTCAAAAAAAGTACCAGTAAAGAAGCCTTCAAGTCGAACATCCGCGCAGAAGTCAAAGCCGGTAAACCCATCAAGCAAAGCGTTGCCATCGCTTACAGCGAAAAAGCCCAAGCCGCTAAAGGCAAAAGCAAAGGAAAAAAATAATGGCTAAGTTACCTACTAAAACCCGTAATTCTTTGGCTAAATCCGAATTTGGTATGCCAGGCGAGCGTAAATATCCGATGCCTGACCGCGCCCACGCTGCAAATGCAAAAGCCCGTGCAAGCCAAGAAGTGAAAGCTGGCAAACTATCGCCATCAAGCAAATCCAAGATTGATGCTAAAGCAAACAAAATCTTAACGAAGAAAAAATGAGCTTAAAACCCCTGAGTAACTGCGTCTTGATTCGTCAAGATATTGAAAAATTGTCTGAATTAATTATTTTGCCCCAAGACAAGTTATTTAGCGGTATCATTGTGGCAATTGGTGAAGGTAAGAAAAGTCCGAAAGGATTTCTTGAGCCTATGAACGTCAAAGAAGGCGACCATGTGCTATTCGGTGAGTTTTCCGGGCAAAAGGTCACAGTCGATGGCGAAGAACTGCTTATGATGCGCGAAGGCGATATTATTGGGATATTGGATGCTTAGTAGAAAAGAAGCCAAAGCACAAGGATTAAGCAAATACTTTACAGGCGTTGCTTGTAAATATGGGCATACTGCTGAACGCTTTGTATCTACTAAAATCTGCGCTGAATGTAACAAAATAAAAACAGCAAGTTGGCGGGCTAAAAATGCAGTGAAGCATAAGCAATTAAGAGCCGAATATTACCAAAAAAACGCAGATAAACTAAAACAAGTAAAAATTACAAATTACTGGAAAAAGCCTGAAGAACATAGAGCTTACGCAGCTAAATATTTGCGTGAAAATCCAGCTAAATACATTGCTTACAATGCCAAACGCTATGCTAGTAAAAAGCAACGCACCCCCGCTTGGTTAACTTCGGTTGATTTTGAGCGTATGGAAAATGAATATAGACTTGCAGCATTGCAGACTAAAATAACTAAAACAATATGGCACGTTGATCATATAATCCCGTTACAAGGTGAGAATGTATGTGGGCTGCACGTCCCTACTAATTTAAAAGCTATTCCTGGTATGGACAATCTAAGAAAGAGTAATCGTTATGGCCTATGATCAGTCATCCATGAATATTGTTGGCAAAGTAGCCGACACAGGTAGTAATCCCACCACTACTCCAAATGAGCAGTCAGACGTTCTTGCAACGATGCGCCATCGCTTTCAAATGGCGATGTCTGCTTATTCTGAATCAAGAGAAGATGAGCTAGATGACCTTCGGTTTATGGCCGGATCTCCGGACAACCAATGGCAGTGGCCCGCAGACGTATTGGCAACTCGCGGATCTGTCCAAGGACAGACAATCAATGCGCGCCCATGCCTCACAATCAACAAACTGCCGCAGCACGTCAAGCAAGTAACAAACGAGCAACGTCAAAACCGACCCTCTGGAAAAGTAATTCCTGCGGACGACAAAGGCGATGTTGAAGTAGCGGAAATCTTTGAAGGTATGGTTCGCCATATCGAGTATATGTCTGACTCCGATGTAGTCTATGACACCGCTTGCGAAAACCAAGTAACCTACGGCGAAGGGTACTTTCGTATCCTGACCGAGTTTTGTACCGATAACTCGTTTGACCAAGATATCCGTCTAGGTCGTATTCGTAACGCATTTAGCGTGTACATGGATCCGATGATTCAAGACCCTGCTGGTTGTGACGCTGAATGGTGTTTCATTAGCCAAGATATTGAAAAAGATGAGTACGAGCGTCAGTATCCTGATGCCGCGCCCATCACATCCATTATGTCCCAAGGTGTCGGTGATGATTCCCTGTCCCAATGGATTAATGAGAACACTATCCGTATTGTTGAGTATTTCTACTATACGCACACCCCGACTAAGCTTAATTTGTACCCAGGCAATCAAGCGTTTTACGCAAATAGTCCTGAAGATAAGCAAATGAAACAGCATGGCTTAAAACCCATCAAAACGCGCACCGTAGATGTGAAAAAAGTCATGTGGATGAAGTCTAATGGCTATGAAGTTTTGGAAGAACAGGAATGGGCAGGCAAATGGATCCCTGTGATTCGTGTTATTGGTAACGAATTTGAAGTAGATGGCCGTATTTATGTGTCTGGTTTGGTTAGAAACGCCAAAGATGCACAACGTATGTACAACTACTGGGTATCTCAAGAGGCAGAAATGCTTGCCTTGGCTCCAAAAGCACCGTTTATCGGTTATGGTGGTCAATTTGAAGGCTATGAACAGCAATGGAAAACCGCTAACACGACCAATTGGCCGTATTTAGAGGTAAACCCTGATGTAACAGACGGAATGGGCGCAACTTTGCCACTTCCACAACGCGCACCACCACCTTTGGCACAAACTGGTCTTATTCAAGCCAAAATGGGCGCGTCTGATGATATCAAGTCCACCACTGGACAGTATGACTCGAGCTTAGGAGCCACAAGCAACGAACGCTCGGGTAAAGCTATTATGGCTCGCGAGAAACAAGGCGATGTAGGTACTTACCATTATGGCGATAACCTTACTAAAGCAATTCGTTTTGCAACTCGCCAGTTAATTGACTTGATTCCTAAAATTTACGATACCGAGCGCGTTGCCCGCATCGTCGGTGTTGATGGCGAAGTATCTATGGCTAAGATCAACCCCGATCAGCCTGAACCAGTTAAGAAAATTGTTGACCAACAAGGCATTGTGATTGAAAAAGTCTACAACCCTAGCGTTGGTGTCTATGATGTTGTGGCTACTACAGGCCCAGGCTATATGACCAAGCGCCAAGAAGCAATGGACGCAATGGGTCAGATTTTGCAGGGCAATCCTGAACTATGGAAAGTGGCTGGCGATTTATTTGTTAAAAATATGGATTGGCCTGGCGCCCAAGAACTATCTGAGCGTTTGGCTAAAACAATTGATCCTAAGCTATTGGCAGTTGGCGACGAAGATCCAGCCTTGGCTGCTGCTCAACAACAAATTCAAGCTATGTCTGGCGAAATGGATGCAATGCACAAAATGTTGCAAAACGTCAGCCAATCTATTGAAATGCAGGACTTGGAGCGTAAAGATTTTGAAGCGCAGATCAAGATGTATGACGCTGAAACCAAGCGGGCTGTTGCTATGGCTGCCGCTATGACTCCTGAGCAGATTCAAGACATTGTGTTGGGTACTGTACATGGCATGATGACTACTGGCGATTTAGTGACTGAAATGCAACGCGATACTTCGCAAGATATGCAAGAAGAAGAAGCTAAAGAACAGCAAATGGAACAGCCACAAGGCCAACCACCGCAAGGAATGATGCAAGAGCCAGGCGAAGCCCCTGAAGCACAAGGGCTAAATGAGCAACAAGAGCCAAATGAGCCACCACAAGGGATGCCACAATGAAAGCCGCTGATTTTGTAGGAATCTTGTTTTTAGCCCGTGATGTGACTCATTCCGTTCATTTGAACACCCGTAGCTACTCAAAACATAAAGCTTTAAACAAGTTTTATGACGAAATTATTGAAGCTGCTGATGATTTTGCAGAAGCGTATCAAGGTCGTCACGGTTTGATTGGCCCAATTAGCCTAATGTCCGCTAAAAAAACTAGCAATGTCATTGAGTTTTTAGAAGGGCAACTTGCCGAGATTGAATCAGTACGATACGATGTTTGCGATAAAGCAGATACATCAATGCAACAGTTAATTGATAATATTATTCAACTTTACCTATCTACCCTGTATAAATTACGCTTCTTGGCATAATGGCAATAACGATTAACCATTCAACCCCCGCTGATGGCTCTTTTAGCGCCTCGGGGGCTACTGCTTGGAACGCTAATCATAGTTTAGTGGGCGCAGGGACGATGGCAGAGCAAAACGCTAATGCCGTAGCAATCACAGGTGGTTCGATTGATGGAACACCTATCGGCGTAAGCGTTGCAAGTACTGGCGCCTTTACTTCACTCGTAGCTACATCGGGTGTTGGTGGGGGTGCATTTTAATGGGGCCATTTTTTAATGGAAGTTTCTTTGCAGGTGGCTTTTTTGAGGGTATTATTGTAGCCACTGAGCAATTATGGATTAAAATCCGTACATTCACGGAAAGAGGAAGATTCTAATGTCTATCAATTTAAAAGCAATTACCGTTTGTATCGGTTATCAACAAATTACTAGCTTAAGCTCTGCTGTTGGACTTACTGTACCTACAATGGATAAAACAGGCTTAAAACAAATGCCTACCATTGCAATAATTACACCTTTGACCGGCAACGTGCGTTGGCGCGATGATGGCACTGCGCCTACTGCTTCTGTTGGTATGCCTTTGGCTGCTGGCGTGACTTTGCAGTATGACGGCAATTTAAATGGTATTCAATTTATTAATAATGGCGGTAGCGCCGAACTCAACATTAGCTATTACGCTTAAGGGTGATATATGAACATTTCTAGTGACACTGGCGGTATTGATTCTAGTGCATTTCTTGACTATATTGCCAAACAGTTCCCATCCGATTTAGCTCAAATGGTCGCTTTACGCGACGAATTGGCAAAACGTCAAGGTGCTATTAGCGCTGTTGATGATGCAAATAAAAAGCTTGCGGATGCTGATGTCTATGCACAAAACATCAAAGCTCAAGCTGATGCGCTTTTGGCAACTGCTAAAACTGCTAGCGCCGATTCGCAAGATAAACAAGCACTATTAGATGCCCGTGAAAAAGACTTAACTGCGCTTGAAAATCAAGCTGTTGCTGATAGCGCTGCTACTGCTAAAGATGTAGCGGCTAAAGAAGCTTCATTGACTGTGCGTGAAGATGGTCTAGCTCAAGCTCAAGCAGAATTAATTGCTGGTCAAGCTAAACTCGCTTCAGATCAAAGCGCGCTTGATGCAAGAGTTAAAGCTTTACAAGATAAGATAGCTTCGATTAATATTTAATAAATAAAACTGTACTGGTGCAGATCACCAGGGTTTCTAAGGAAACATCGAAATGGACGAAAGTCAAGAAGTAGTGCCAGCGGAAGTAACCGCGCCAGAGCAGGTGGCAACGGCTGCACCTGAAGCTGAAGAAGTAGCGCCGGAAGCAGTAGAGCCAGCAGCAGAAGCACCCAAGACCTTCTCACAAGAAGAACTTGATGCCGCTATTGGTAAACGACTTGCTAGAGAACAACGTAAGTGGGAAAGAGAACAGGCAGCTAGAGCCGTGGAAACACAAGCTCGAAAAGCCCCAGTAGAAATCCCGCCGATTGAGCAGTTTAATTCGCCTGACGAATATGCTGATGCTTTGGCAGAAAAGAAGGCAGAAGAATTGCTTGCTAGGCGTGAACAAGCTAGGATGCAGTCTGAGATCATTGAGTCTTATCACGACAAAGAAGAAGATGCGCGGATTAAATACGATGACTTTGAACAAGTTGCGTATAACCCCAAGCTTCCAATTACTGACGCGATGGCTCAAACGATTCAAGCTTCAGATGTTGGCCCCGACATGGCTTATTACCTAGGGTCTAATCCGAAAGAAGCCGATCGTATTTCACGTTTATCGCCACTCCAGCAGGCCAAAGAATTAGGGAAAATTGAGGCTAAATTAGCTGATAATCCCGTAGTAAAAAAGACTTCGAGCGCCCCAGCACCAATTGCTCCGATTACGGCGAGATCCACTGGATCTCCAGCAACAGACACAACGGATCCTCGTGCCATTAAAAGCATGACGACTTCAGAGTGGATTGAAGCTGACCGCCAACGTCAGATCAAGAAGTGGGAAGCGCAGAGAAACCGCTAACTATTTTTTAATTAGGACTTTATTATGTCAAATTCGATCTTAACCATCGACATGATCACAAGAAAAGCTCTCGAGATCCTTGAGAACAATCTTGTTATCACACGTAACGTAAACCGCCAATATGACGACTCTTTCGCTGTTGAAGGTGCCAAAATTGGTTCCACTCTCCGTATCCGCTTACCAGACCGCGCTTTGGTAACTGACGGTGCCGCCTTGCAAGTTCAAGACGACAACGAACAGTACACAACTTTGACTGTAGCGTCACAAAAGCACATTGGTGTTAACTTCACTTCTGCTGAATTGACAATGCAGTTAGATGACTTTGCAGAGCGTGTTTTAAAACCACGTATCTCTCAGTTGGCATCTTCTATTGATAACGATGTAGCAAACAGCTACAAAGCTATCTATC